TTTCCAATGCCTCTGTATTTTGTCTTCTGGGTCTACCCACTCTTCTACCTTCAGAAGGACGTGATGATTCCTTTTCTTCTGATCTATTGTATTGCACTCTGCTTTCCTCTCCTCGATCCTCGCTTCTATCTGTCTTCTTATAAGACGAACGAACCTGTTGAAGTTCTTTACGTGTTTCACACATCAATTGACCTCCACGCACTCCTCGAATATCTACTGCTTGATATTCATGTGGTCCATTACTCTTTTGTAATTTGAATTCCACATACTCTCCTTGCACTAAATATTTATATTGTTCATTGGAAACAATGATTCCGCTATGATGAACAAAAATATCATTTCCTGCACGGATACCATCTGTAATAGTAATAAATCCATATCCACTTTTGTTATTGAACCATTTGATGCGTCCCAAAAATACTTCTTCTGATTTTACGCTTGTTTCCGAATCATTGTGTTCAACTTCTGTTGATGTCATTCTAATAGTATAATAGTATTATGTAGATAGTCTTTATATCATTTTATTTGTCTTATATTTATTATTTACAGGATTTTGCTGGAAACTTTTTATCCTGATATCAAAAACTGGGTCAAAAAAGAGTAATCAGGTGTCTCGTCAAACTCGATATTCCTGCAGAAAAGAATAAATTGTTTCAATGGGCTAGGAATATTCATTTTCTTAATTTCTATTTTCAGTTTCAACATCGATTCATGATCTTGATTGTTCCAAGGCAAATGTCCATTGAAAAACATCCACAACATCAAATATCCAATAGATTCCAAATCGTCTCTCCGTGAAGGTTCGATTCCTTGATGCACATACATACTTACAAAATGCGGAGATCCAATCATCGATTTACCATAAGATATGGGGATGTGTTTTCCATCTCTCTTGTATAATTTGGCAAATCCAAAATCAATCAAATACAATTGGTTATTAGAAGCAGGATCCAATAAAAAATTCTCGGGTTTTATGTCTCTATGCAAGAGATCTTTGGAATGAATAAAATGAATGCGTTCCACCATTTTTCTACCGAATGCATATATTTCATCCAGTTCCATTGGACCCTTTTTCATATGATGATGGAGAGAAGGACCCAACAAATTCATTACAATGCAATACTTGTCTTCATATAAACCATACCATTTTATATGTGGTATACCTTCAACGTGTTTACCCACATATCTACCCAAATATTGATATATTTTTGCTTCATTTTTCAACAAGGTAGATATTCTCTCCATTTTGATGGCCACAAATTCATTTGTTCGTATATTTATTCCTTTATACACTGAACCACAACCACCTGAACCCACTTTTTCTAGTAGTTTGTATTTATTGGCCACCAGCATTTCTCTCTACAAATACAAAGGAATATCTTTATTTCAATATATAACGAGGTTTATTGAAATCAAATATACTTGGATTTTCAGATAATTTTCGCCAACAAATCTTTGATCGATTGGCTTCCAACAAAGGAATGGCTTTTGGATTTCCTGACAAACCTACCCAATTTATTTTATTCATATTTGCTTTTATTAAAGGAATGGCGCTGGGATTAAAAGACAATGAATGCCAAGAAATTCTATCTGGACTGGTTTCCAAAAAATCCATAGCATTTGGGTTCATAGAAAGGTTTAACCAATTGATTCTACCTGGATGAGATTCTAACAAAGGAATACCATTGAGATTTGTAGAAAGATAACTCCAATTGATTTTCTTTGGATTGGCTTCTAGCAAAGGAATAGCACTGGGATTCATAGACAATAAATTCCAATTGATTTTTTCTGGATGAGCTTCTAGCAAAGGAATAGCACTGGAATTCATAGATAACATTTTCCAATTGATTTTTTCTGGATGAGCTTCTAGCAAAGGAATGGCACTAGAATTCAGAGAAAGATTATCCCAATTGATTCTCTCTGGATTGGCTTGTAACAAAGGAATAGCACTAGGATTCATAGATAAGTTTACCCAATCAATCATATTCGTATGAGTTTCTAATAAATGGATCGCATTTGGATTTCTAGACAGATAACGCCAGTTTAACTTTTTTGATTCAAGATATGCATATTTATCAAATTCACTGAGATGTATATCATTGATATGTATTTCATCCGTGTTCATAAAAAACTCTTCTAATGCATATTCATTCAATATCCATTCCAATAAATATGTTTCATTATCCATTATTCTATTCAAGTTTTACAAACAATTCTTTGCTTTCTCGGAAAAAAAATATTTTAATTCAATTTTTTATAGCACCATTCTTGCTAATAAATATATATTATCGTAAAATGGATTTAAACACAATTTCATTATATATAATAACTATTACTTTTCAATTTCAAAAACCAATAAAATGAACAATGGTTTCGATTATTTGATGAAACAACCAACAAGAAAAACAAATTGGAAATCAAATACGAATGCAAAAAAGAATCATGTCAATAAAGATCTTCAAAAAGGCAAGCAAGGGAAAATAATTTCTTATTTGAATAAATATTATGAAGTCGCAACCAGTCAATTGTCTTCGACAAACAATATTGTATATGTGCTATTTAACATTGAAAATAAAAATGATCATAAAATATTGGATTATGATGATAAAAATATTCATTTTCTCTCCAATGATGAATGCAATAAAATAGAAAAGGTGATTACATTTGTCGAGAAATACAACGCGTGTATCCGTACATTGAATAGTAAAAGAGATGAAGACAATGAATTTTTAGAAACAGATATTCATTTTGTTTTGAAGATAATCGACAAAAAAAGATGCGGTATCACCATGACGCAATTAGATAATATCATGAGACATTTGAAAGTATCTCATGAATATTCATTTCAAATATACAATATAACAAGCAATCCTTTCTCTTTTATACAAGCAGATGTGCAAATTATTAGTTATGAAAAAGCAGAAAAAATTTTCCAATTATACGATATTGATATACCCTTTAACATAAAATGTCAAAAATGGTCCTATGATTTTATTCGTGTTTTCAATTGTTTTTATGTAGATTCACGTAAATTTTGGGACCATTTTCAACATTACTGCAAGGAGAATTCTAAAAACTACAAAGAATACTGCAGCATAGTGAATGAAGTATTGATTGATAAAATGATTGATGGACGAAATTATAAAACAACTACTTATTTGTATGAATTAGAAAAGATGATGGGTGACATGATGATGAATCTTTATCATGATAAAAAATACAATATTTCTGAAACGTTGATACGAGAAAAAATAACTCTTTTTGAAAAGCAAGAATCCATTATTTTAGAAAAGGAACAAGTGCAAGCCATTATTGATTCCATAATCTATAAATTCAACTGCATTACTGGATATCCAGGCACTGGAAAATCAACTATAGTGAAATGTATTTTATTTGTTTTCAAATGCTTGTCACCCTTGCCATCTGTTTGTTCAAAACAAAAAAAAATTATGGAAACGGAAGCAGAAACGGAAACAGAAACAGAAACGGAAATAGAAGCAGATACAGACAATGAATGCGAAGATGAAATAGAACGAAAGGTATATATCAAAGATCATTGTAAATTCATCCAAGCCAATAATATTTCTCTCTTGGCACCTACTGGACTTGCCTTTCTAGGATTGAAAAAAAAATGCGAATCTGTAGAAAAAAATGAATATTTTAATAAAAAAATATCTGGAACCTGTCATCGAGCTATTTATAAATTCTTTGTAGATATGGAGAAAAAGGATTTTCCCACACTTTTGATTATGGATGAAGTATCTATGCTTGACATTTTTTTGTTTCATAAACTTTTGAAATTTTGTCAATTGTTCAACTGCAGATTGTTGTTGTGTGGAGATGAAAATCAATTGCCTTCCATTGGTCCTGGATGTGTGTTGAAAAATATTATTCAATCCACATTATTCAATCATAATTCTCTCAGTGAAATCAAGCGACAAAAAAGCGATGGAGTATTGGTATCCAATATTAAAAAAATGAATGAAAGCAAAATAACCACGATTGATTTTACCGATGATTCTATGCTTTTTTTGAATATTCAAAACTTTGCAGAGGAAGAAAGTGCTATTCGCCGACTTATTGTTGATCATCAATTGAATGATAACAATACCAAATTTCTTACGTATTTTAACAAGAAAACGTATAAATTCAATGTATCTGATTTGAACAAAACAATCCAATCTTTATTCAATAGTGATTTGCAAAACAGAGAAATTCCACCCAACTCCAGATATCAAGCAGAAAAATATACATTCAAAGAAAATGATATGATTGTTCGGATTGTAAATAGTTATGCCAAAGGAGACGACATTCGTGCCAATGGGGAAATGGCAAAAATCAATTCTTTTGATTACAAAACAAACAAGGTATCTATATCTTATTTAGAAGATGGAACAGAAATGAAAATCAGTAAAAATGAATTGTATGAGGATTTTGAATTGGCTTATGCTTTGACAATTCATAAAAGTCAGGGATCGCAATTCGACAATATTGTCATTTTTATTGATGTGAATCAAAATAGTTGGGACAAGACTGCTTTATACACGGCTATTTCCAGAGCCAAGCAAAAGTGTATAATAGTTGGTAAATATGAGGATTTTTTAAAAATACAAAGCAATCGGCGAAATTTGGATGATAAAATATCCTTGTTTTTGAGAGAATTCAATGAATATGAGATTCAATGAATATGAGATTCAATGGTTTGCAAAATAATAAAAAAATTGAAATGAATAAATACGTTTGAATTCATTTCAATTCATAGTCTATCATATATAATAAGAAATGGTTAAACACTGCATTAATAACAACTATCCTGAAGAAAACAATGAGAAATATCAAGAATACTTTGATAAATATTTGTATCCTTTGAGTGATTTTCAAAAACATGCAATTGAAGGTATTGTAAATGGAGGTCATAGTTTAGTATCAGCACCTACAGGTTCAGGTAAAACGATCGCAGCTGAATTTGCGATTGAATATTTTGTTTCGCAAGGCAAACGTGTCATTTATACTTCTCCTTTAAAAGCATTGTCCAATGAAAAATATTATGATTTTACTCGAAAATTTCCAGATATTTCCTTTGGAATTATTACGGGTGATATTAAAGCCAATCCAGAAGCACAAGTATTGATTATGACTGCAGAAATATTATTAAATACACTCTTTTCCGTAGGAAATTCGAATCCCTCTATTGAAGGAAACATTCATACCAACACTACTACTACGCAGAGATTAGGTGAAATCGATTTTAATAATGAATTGGCTTGCGTGATTATGGATGAAATTCATTTTATCAATGATGCTGCTCGTGGCGGCGTTTGGGAACAAACCTTGATGACACTCCCACATCATATTCAATTGGTGATGCTTTCTGCAACATTGGATGCACCCGAAAAATTTGCCTTGTGGATTGAGAATCGTGAATTACATTCTACACATAAACCCTTGGATAAAGTTGTGGATAAACATGTGGATAAACTTGTGGATAAACTTGTGGATAAACTTTTAGAAACTGCTTTTAAAAAAGAAGTCTATTTAGCAACCTCAACACATCGAATCGTTCCTTTGATTCACTATTCCTTCATTACCACCAATCAGGGAATATTCAAACAAATAAAAAAAGATGACGTATTGACAAAAGAAATACATGATATCATCAACAAACCCATAATCATGCAATCTTCTAAAATGCCATTCAATGAACTCCATTATTACAAAATGAAAAAAATGTTGTCACTCTTTGATAGTAAAAATGTATTTGTAAAAAGACAACATATTCTCAATGAATTATGTAAATATATGAATCTTCATGATATGTTCCCTGCTGTGTTGTTTGTTCTCTCTCGAAAACAGATTGATATTATTAGCAGAGAGATAACCTATCCTTTATTAGAAGACGATTCCAAGGTTCCCTATACGATTCGCAGAGAAGCAGAACAAATTATTCGAAAATTACCCAATTTCAAAGAATATTTGGATTTACCAGAATATCATCAAATGATGTGTCTTTTGGAAAAAGGAATTGCCATGCATCATAGTGGTATTATGCCTGTTTTGAGAGAAGTGGTTGAAATTCTGTTTTCCAAAGGCTACATCAAACTTTTATTGGCGACAGAAACCTTTTCCACGGGTCTCAATATGCCCATCAAAACCACCATATTCACTTCTCTCAGCAAATTTGATGGCGTAGAAAATCGTTGTTTGTATAGTCATGAATATACACAGATGGCAGGACGAGCTGGAAGAAGAGGAATTGATGATATCGGTCACGTGATTCATTTAAACAACTTGTTTAAACACATGGATTTGACAGATTACAAATTGGTCATGCAAAACAAACCGCAAAAACTGGTTTCCAAATTCAAAATTTCCTATAATTTGCTACTAAATTTGATTTTCGTTGGAGATGATCATTTGCTAGAATTTGTCAATCAAAGTATGATTCATGATGATATTCAAATCCATTTAAAATCGATTCAACAAAACATAAACGAAGAAGAGAAAAAACGGGAAAAAATCAATGAAATTTTGATGAATATGAAAACACCGAGAGAAGAGGTTGAAAAATACATTTCTGCTCATCTTTCTATTCAATCTGCAGTCAACAAAAAGAAAAAGGAATTGGACAAAATCTTGCAGAATCTAAAAGAGTTGCATATCAATATAGAACAGGATAAGGGAATCGTAATGAGATGTCATGAAATTGAAAAAGAATTGGTAAAATGGAGAGAAAAATACAGAGAAACAGCCAAATATTTAGATACCAATGTTGTCGCTTTGTTGGATCTTTTATTGAAAGAAGAGTTTATACAAAAAAAGAGTAAAGAAGACCAAGAAGACTTTGCAAACCAAGCAATCCAAAAAGAAATATACTCAACTACTTTGAAAGGATTCATCGCTTGCAATTTGAGAGAAGTTCATTGTTTGACCTTTGCAAAATGTATATTTCACAATGAATTCAATGGACTGACTGCAAAACAATTGGTGGGTATTTTCAGTTGTTTTACCAATATTAATGTGCAAGAAGACTTGAAAATACTGAATATACATTCAAAAGATGCAGTTATTCAAAAGAAAATCAAAGAAATCGAAGAAAGTTACAAGTATTATCAAGATTTTGAAAATGCACAAAGAGTAGAAACAGGTGTAGACTACGTAACACATTATGATTTGATTGAATATTCTCAAGAATGGTGTGATTGTTCCTCTGCAGAAGAATGTCGTATTTTGTTGCAAAAAATGGAAAAAGAAAAAGGAATCTTTTTGGGAGAATTTGTAAAGGCCATTTTGAAAATAAACAATATCTCTAGTGAAATGGAAAAAATTGCAGAAAATATTGGGAATATTGAATTGCTTGGCACTTTGAGAGAAATAGGTGAAAAAACATTGAAATATGTGATTACGAATCAATCTTTGTATGTATAGAATAACTTTTATTCAAGACCACCATCATTAATAAAATATAATAAAAAATGTCTATTTGTAATTATTGTATTTTTTATTCAACATTAATATTGATTATTGGTTACTATAACAATAAAAATATTTTTATTTACATAGTATAAATGGATGGGATTGAATTTTTATTTAGAACCAATTTACTTATGGCAGCATTATTAAGTTTTTATATGTCCATGTGTGTTCTTTTTTTCAATCATCCAGAATATTACAAGATTTATTCCAATTGGCAATTTGTTACATTAGCAGCCGTTTCTTTAGATGTATGGTTTGTCAAACTATCTTAGACCTAATCTAGACCTCTAATCATTGTTATTTATACAGATGCATTTTCAGATAAGATATGTAGCCTTATTTTTTTCTTGAATTTTTCTTCATTGTGAAACAAATACAAATTGAATACATGTTTCGAATATATATCCAATTTCTCTCTCCATATGATTCTAGATGTGATTTTTAATTCTGGTAAATACACCATATATTCATACAAATCATTCTTGTTGCTTTCATATTCTTCAATGATATATCCTTCATATTTTTTCTCCATTGTCTCTTTGGATGTAGTGCATAAATGCAATAATGCAGATTCGTTTTGAATACGTCGAATGGCCTTCATAGATTGATTGATAAAATACAATTCTTTTCTCCATCTTTCATAAAAATCGAGTGCTTGTGTAGAAAACTTGACAAGTCCTGTTACCTGCTGAATCTGTATCATATTCAATAAATCTATCAATCTGCGAATGGGTGAGGTAATATGAACATAGGAATCTACTCCTACTTGCAAGTGTTCCAATGATACTTTCTCTCCATTTTCTGGAAGAGCCATATATTCTGTCCCAAAACTTTTCCATATTTTGATAAATGTATTCACTTCTTCAGGAATATGTTCTTTTGTATCTTGATTTGTCTTTTGATTTATAGAGTCTTTTGCATTCAAACTAGGAGAAAGAGAGGCGCGAAATATCCCTTTTTTTCCATGTTTTAAAAATTCCTTGGCAACCAAATGGTTCATACAGATCATCCAATAAGCAACTACATGATGACTATCTGAAATACTATCTAAATAGGGTGTTTCTTTTTGCATGTCTTTCGTCAGGATGAACAACAGATTGTAATTTGCGTCTTTCAACAATACCTCTTCTTCATAGACAAAATTTTTATAAACATTGATTTTGCTATTGGAAAAGATGATGTTTGTTATTTTGTTGTCTGTAATCATAATATCCATAGTAAACGCAATACGAGAAACATTGGATTGCAAACTGCATAATGAATCGGATAGAATGGGAGGTAACATGGTTCGTTTCTTATCTGGCATATAAATAGTAGAAACTCTTTGAGAGAAAGAATTCCATAATTGAAGACTATCCAAAAGTAAAGCCACATTGGAAATATAAATACTTAACAATATTTGGTTCTCTCCTATTGGTTGAATACTAAATGCATCATCGTAATCTTGTGTTGACTCGCCATCAATCGAAAATACTTTGTGGGACAAGGTTCGGTCTTCTATTGCGTGTGTTGTATTCAAGATTTCAAAAAAGTGTGAATTCGCACCAGCTTTTTGCAGAGCTACAGATGTATCTTTTTTGAATTTATTAATGGAAAAGTTTAAATGTTTGCAGTATAATTGATATTCATAAAAATGATCCACATCATCTACAGAACCAATCAGTTGCACTATTTTTCCTTGAGGAAATTTTTCCGTCCATTTTTGATATTCAAAGGTAATATATTGATTGGAAAATACTTTTGAAAATCCCATATTTTTCATTTCATAGGGAATTAAAAAGCAGGGTAATTGAGCATTATCTGGAACACATTTATACAACAATTTGCCGTTTTCTGCACGACCATACGTTTTATTGTTTTTTAATATGAGCACTCCTGCCAATTGAGTCGTATTTCGAATAGAAGAATGTATAATGTTGATTTCTTCTTCTTGGTCGTCATCTTGGTCATCTTGGTCTTCTTGATGATGAATAACAAAAAGATCTTCTGTAAACAATTTTTTCTCGAAAGCATTGAATTCTATACAGCATTTTGGTTGAATGATCCATTCAGCATATCCTCTATCCTTGATGGTAATCGTATACATAATTTTTGTTGTATTGTTTTCTTGCATGTAAATAATAAATGTTGGATTATACTATATTCTTATATAATATAATCAATTTTTTTACATTGTCATACATAGTCCATAACATTTATTATCTGTTTCGTTGACTTTTCTAATAT